AGTTTCTTTTGCTCGTGGCGCTTTTGACCTTGACATGAAAAACCCTAAGTTGCTCGAAAATCACGACATGAGCCAACTTCGCGGCGTCGTGTCATCGCTCGCTGATATGCCAGAAGGTTTAGGATTCACCGCCACCTTCGCAAAAACGGGCGCAGCCGCTGACGCCATTGAACTCGTAAAAGCAGGCGCTTACGACTCAGTGAGCGTCGGCGCTGTACCTACAAAGTTTAAGTACGACAAGAACGGCGTCATGGTCGTTTCAAAGGCAGACCTAGTTGAGATCAGTCTTGTCGCACAGCCAGCATTTAAGGATGCTGTCATCACAGAAATCGCTGCATCGGAACCTGATGCAACCGAACCCACCCCAACAGATTCCGAGGAGGAACCCGAAGTGGCAACACAAGAAAACCCAGTGGTTGAGGCCGAGGCTTCAATCATTCCTACAACACCCATCTACGCAACCGCACGTCGCGAAGTAAAACTTCCAACCGCTGTTGAGTACCTTTCGGCAGCCATTTCAGGTGGCGACCAGTGGCGCGGAATGAGCGATGCACTTCGCGCAGCCGCACCCGACATCGTCACAACGGACACACCGGGCCTTTTGCCAACACCAATCATTTCACCTGTTTACAACAACTTTATTGGTCGTCGCCCAGTAGTTGATGCAATCGGCGTACGCGCACTTCCTACTGGTGGCAAAGTGTTTATCCGTCCTGAAGTAACTACGCACACAACCATTGGTGCTTCAATTGCTGAACAGTCACCATCGCAAGGAACTCTCGTTGTATTTAACAACCAAGTCACCAAGCAAATTTTTGGTGGATATGTGAATATCAGCGAAGCCGATATTGACTGGAGTGATCCCGCTATCTTGTCAGTCGTTCTTGACGACATGGGCCGTATCTACGCCAACGCAACAGACAACTACGCAGCCGACCAATTGGCTGCTGGTGCAACAGTCACTCAGAACTTCACTGGTGCGGACACGGACGAACCAGCCTCTTGGGCAGCATGGGTATCTGGCGCAGCACAGACCATTCTTTCATCGTCAAACGGCAACCTGCCAACTCACATGTTTGTTGACCCAGAAATCTGGGGAGACTTGCTGTCACTTACAGACTCAAGCAAGCGTCCATTGTTCCCACAGGTTGGCCCTATGAACGCATACGGCAACCTTGCACCGGGACAATACAACGGCAACGCTTTTGGCTTGCAGGTTGTTGTTGACCGTAACTTTGCAGCGAACACGCTTATCATGGGTGACGCTTCGGGTTACGAACTGTTCGAGCAACAGAAGGGCGCAATCAGCATTGACTCACCATCTACGCTCTCACGCACTCTGGCCTTCAGAGGGTATTTTGCAGCATTGATGATTGACTCAAGCAAGTTCGTCAAGGCTGCTTTCGTCTGATAAAGACGAACTAGAAAGACTGCAAGACCATGGCTGTATTTAATCTCGCTTTTCATGCGCGACTAGACAACTATGCCATCTTGCAGACTTTTGTTGACACAGATATTCAACCGCAAGACTCGGTAGTTGTAGCAGGGGCATCACATGGTTTCAACGCCACGGCCACTGTCATCTCTACCGAGCCTTACGAGTTCATCGGCGTTTCTGATGAGGGCGACCTGCTCTTTGACTATGACGTCATCATGGAAAACCAGTTCATCTATGTAAACGCTGGAGACAACTTCGAGCGTTCCGTTGCTACTGGCACAGTCACTTTCACCCCTACTTGCTCGTGGATTACCTCAGCCGATGTCACCAGTTGGCTAGGCATCGAAGTCGCTACCGCTAATGACACCGCATTCATCGCTGTATGCGTCTCAGCGGCTAACTCTTGGGCGTTCCGCAAGCGTAGAGAGGCTGGTTACACAGACAGCCTTACAACGGCTCCAGACGGCGCAGCCAAACTCGGCACAATCATGTATGCAGCCACCCAATATCGCTCCCGTGGCGCTGTTGACGGCTACGCCTCATTTGACTCAATGGGTATGGGAACACCAACCATGTCCCTTGGTCAGATTATGCAACTGCTTGGCTGTGGAAGGCCACAGGTCGCCTAATGGCTGCAACAGGGATTCTTGCTGAAGCAGTTAACGCAACCAAGACTGCGCTCACCGCGCTGGGCTTAAAACCTGTCACTGACCCACGCAACGCACGACCACTGTCAGTGATGATTGAATTGCCAACGCTCGATGCCTTCACATACAACGTGGGCGACATTCGACTAGTCATTCGTGTTCTTGCTGGGCCTCCGGGAAACCAAGACTCAGGTGATTACCTAATGACAACAGTGGACACAATCATGAACTCACCAATCGCCATAGTGGACGGAAGGCCATCTATCGCTTCATACGGCGAACAGATGCTTCCTTGCTATGACATGACCGTTGCCGTAGCAGTACGGCGCAACTAGAAAAAGGAGCCACCAATGGCAACAACAACATTCCTATCCAACGCAACTATTAACATCACGCAAGGCATGACCACAACTGACTTGTCAGACCAAGCCAATGCTTGCATGATCACAATTGGTAAAGACAGCCTTGAAACAACAGCATTCGGTGACACTGGTCATATTTTTACTGGTGGCCTTCAAACGGTAGAAGTGTCAATCACATTCTTTTTGTCTTACGGCGCTAGCGAAGTTGAAGGAATCCTTGCATCATGCGTAGGCACCGGGACAACAACTCTTGTAATCTCTCCGTCTGGAACAACCGAGTCAGCAAGCAACCCTGAGTACACAATCGCAAATTGCATGCTCGCATCCTTCACCCCAATCAACTCCACAGTTGGTGAACTCGCAACCGTAGAGGCCACCTTTACTGGCGGCACTTGGGTACGCGACGTCACCGCACCATAACCAGAAACCACATCATGCAACTCACGCTCAAAGTCACAACAAACGAAACAACCTACGAGGTCAAAACAAACCTCTACGTCATCATTGCTTGGGAACGAAAGTTTAAACAAAAAGCCTCCAACCTTGCCACTGGCGTAGGGCTTGAGGACTTGGCGTTCATGGCTTTTGAATCATGCAAACTTAACGGCATTTCCGTGCCAGCCGTTTTTGATGATTATGTAAAAAAACTGGTTGCTATTGAAGTTGTATCGGACGAACCAACAAACCCCACCGTCGAGGCACCTACTCACGATCACTAGCAGAACTGCTGGTTGAGACTGGGTGGTGGCCTCCACAAATACCTTTTGAAACGCAAGACATGAACACAGTTATAGATGTGATAAATAAAAGCAGGCGCAAGTGACAGCCACCGCATCTATTGAAATTGTTGGCGCTAAAGAAGCAATTAAGGCTCTTGGCAAAATTGACAAAGACCTTCGCAAGCAGTTTAATGCCGACGCTAAACAAATTGCGCAGCCGTTAGTTTCTTTGGCTGGCTCTCGCTATCCAGATACTCCCTTGTCCGGAATGAGTCGCAATTGGACACAAGGCAACAAGAAAATCTTTCCCTACACAAAAGCCAAAGCCGTAAAAGGTCTAAAGGTTAAGTTCTCTACTCGACGCAACGATGCCAATGTCATCTATGTGACTCAGTCTGATGCTGGCGCTGTGGTGCTTGAAACTGCTGGTCGTGGCAAGACAACTATTCTTTCGGAGAACCTTCGAGCAAGAACTAATCGCATTCTTTGGCCATCAGCCGAACAAGCATTGCCTTCCATACAAGCGGAACTTCGAGCGCTAGTGTTGCGCGTAATTACTAAGGTAAATCAGGAGTTGAAGTAATGGCTGTAAACATTCCCATCATCAGCGAATTTGACGGCTCTGGTATTAAGAAAGCCATCTCTCAGTTTAAGGACTTAGAAACAAACGGGCAGAAGGCTCAGTTTGCTATTAAAAAGGCCGCTGTCCCAGCGGCTGCTGCACTTGTTGGTTTGGGCGCTGCACTCTTTGACGCCACCAAGGGCGCTATCGAAGATGACGCTGCACAAAAGAAACTTGCCCTTCAGTTAATGAACAGCGCTGGCGCTACTGATGCCCAGATTGCAGCAACCGAAACGTGGATATCTACACAAGGCACAGCGCTGGGCGTCACTGATGATGACCTTCGTCCTGCCCTTGCTCGATTGGTTAGCCAAACCCATGACGTTACAAAAGCCCAAGAACTTGCTTCACTGGCTATGGACATCAGCGCAGGCACTGGAAAAGACCTAGGCACAGTCACTGAGGCTCTAGCCAAGGCTGCTGGAGGCTCCACAACTGCCCTAGCCAAACTGTCACCCGAACTAAAGCAAATGGCAAAAGATGGCGCAAGTGCAGACGAAATGATGGCTGTTCTTTCTGGCACTTTCATGGATCAGGCCACAGTTGCTGCCGACAGTGCGCAAGGACAATTCAAGCGTCTTGGCATTGCCCTATCTGAAACGAAAGAATCAATCGGCGCTGCACTTATCCCAGCCGTTGAAGCGATGCTTCCGTTGCTTACTTCGTTTGGTAACTGGGCACAAGAACACCCTGAAATCTTGCTGGCTATCGGCGCTGCCATTGCCACTATTGCTGCTGCCATTGTTGCTGTAAACGTTGCCATGGCTCTCAACCCATTTAGCCTCATAGCAATTGCAGTGGTTGGTTTAGGTGCTTTGCTTGTAACGGCCTACAAGAAGTTCACACCATTCAAAACTGTTGTGGATTCAATCTTCGGCGCAAT